ATTAATAATAACAACCAAGGTGTAAGTATAATATCAATAACACCTTTTGTATTATCCATTACTTCACTTTTTAATTGAGGAACATGTACAGGTAATATGCAATATAAAAATAATGCAAAACCCATAAAGTTAAGTTTAGTAAAATGAGGTAAATCAGGCAATATTGTAAGTACAAAATGATTATATGAATACAGTATTGAGAAAGAATATGCCCAATATGAATATATTGTTAAAAATGGAGATAATAATATTACAAATATCCCTGTGATTAATTTAGTCATAATTTTAGTTTTTAGTTTAAATATATGATTATATTCTCTTTTTGAGCTAATTTAGGAACAATACTGACTATTTTAAAGAAATAATCAATCATATGTCCATTTTGATATAGAAATAGTTTAGTTAATTCATAATCTATCCAAAAATTAATATCATCTTGTATTATATTACCATTGATTATATGTATCATTTGAATGAGTTTAAATAGTTATTAATATTATGAGAATCAATTAAAGCTTTAATTACACATGTTATATCTATTCCATCAGTTATATCTATTTTATCAATTAAACATTGTTTACCTGATCTAGAATCTAAATAATCTGTTACTTTAATAGCATATATTCTAAAATTAAGCCCATAAATTAATATATTTAATATATCTGTATCAAACCATTGAATTAATTTTGGTAATGAATTAAATGCAGATAGATATTTTCTATCTAATAGTTCATATGGATTATCATAATCTCTTGTTATTGTAGGATGTGTATCATTTATATGAACCTTATTAGATTCAAATAATGTATATAATCCTTCTGAATGACAATATGGGCCTATTTTATCTTTTTCAACTCTATATACAGTGTGCATTTGGTTAGATTTAGAGGGTTAAATAAAGGTTTAATAGTTTATATTATAGTATAAACTACGAGAAATTATACCTTCGTGGTATCCACGATATTCTTACAGAGGCTAATCTATCTCATATTATCCTTGGAGATAATATTACCTGTTTATATAGTCTCAAGCTATATTTATCAGGATTTCTGCACGCTGGCATTATTTTTTAGTATTCTAAGAATAGAAGAAGAATACACTGTATTTGGGATTCACCTATAACCTAGGTATACATTTGGTTTTAATTTGATCACTCAAATCTCTTTATAGTAAGTTAAACCTTAAACCACTCCAGGCACATTTGGTTAACAATCACCTGGTCTTATCTTAAAATATCAGTTGTATTGTATTACTACAAAACTCTTACAATGATTACCAAACTACTAAACCTGGTCATTTTCCTTTTTACATAGTTTTGTTAAGGTGGGAGTTTTTTGTACCTAAACCTCTGATCATCAGGATACAACTGATATTTTAATATCATTGAGTATTTTACATGGAATATTCCTTTTAATAAAGGATAATTGCCTACTTCCAGCATCTATACAAGCATCTCCAATGAATCTATGAATACTAATAGTTTCAACATCAAGCTTATTGCTATCATTTAAAAGAGCAACTATATATTTACCATTATGTAATTTAGAATTAATTATATAGATCATGTTATTAGAGTTTAAATATAAATAATGTTATTTCATTGTATTTACAAGGTTTATAAGCTCTTGAGCTAATGCTAATACTTGGTTTTTATCAAGATTTATGTTGAAATAGTAATCACAAGACTCCTCAATAGTTAGAATAGTCTTATAATCATTTAATTCAACATTAAATACATTAGCATTGGATATTTGATCAAGTATTGGAGTATTCATTTGAATAGATTTTAGTATTCTAAGAATGGAAGAAAAATACACTTAAACTTTTAAAAAAATAAGGCAAGGCATTTCATTGTATACAACTTAACCTACTTGTCATCCTTATTTTTTAAAAGAGAAAATTGATAAAGGGTAGAATGTTTCTGATACATCAGACAATATGAACATTAACTATTATTCCATAATAATCAACTCTTTTTTAGTATTTTAAATGCTATATTCTAGCGGAAATTCATCATTTGGGACAGTTTGAGAGAAATTAGAATATATATGAGGGGAAATACCTTCAAATTAGCTTAATTTTCAACATATGTTGGAGTCTAAATGAAGAAATGTCATCTTGTCATCTTTTTTAGATAGACTTTACTAACAATTTGTTGTAATATTCTACTATTATTTAGCTCAAATATGAATTCTTCAGAGCTTTTATAGAACTTAGCATTAACTAATGCATCATTCTCTTTAAATACTATGATATATATCTCTTCTTGCATGATTTTTAGTTTGAATTAATAAAGAACTCCCAATAGCTAACTCAATAGCTATCAGGAGTTTAACATGAACACAATATTATTTAGAATAACTAAGTATAAGAGCTCTAATTCTATTAGCTTCTTTAACAAAGTCTTCTTTAGTTATTAAATCTGGATATTCTCTTTTAAAGAATACCATTTCTGTACCATCATCACAATATACAGTAATAGAATAATCAGACAAAATATGAGATTTATCCATATCTTTAAGTATTAAGGGTTATTTATTAACTGATTGAAAATAAAGGAAATGCCCCGAAGGGCACCTCTTACAACATGATCTCATTGAGTCTGAATTGTTGATACACAACACCATTCACCTCTTTGTCTTTGGTGTAAACACAAGAAACACCAGTTGCCTCTTTAAGGGCAAACATATCCCTCATACCGAAGTTCTGTTTGTCACCAATGATAACACCAACCTTGTGAATACCAATAGTACCTTTGATAAGGGCATAGTCCCTAACATAGGTGAAACCTGTAACAGATAAGGTATATTCCTTACCAATTACTAATGAGATAGAAGCGTTAGCTTCTTTTAATTCAGTTTTTTCAGCAGTATTTGCCATAACATTTAGGATTTAGGATTAGTAATAATTTAACACATGGAGTACTTTCTTGCTCCACCATAATAGGGAGGGGTACATCATAGCACCCTTAAATTCTCGTAAATAAAAAAATTTTCAGAAAAAGTTAAAAAAAGAAGAAAAAAAGTTAAAAAAGATAGCCAAAATTTAACTAAAAAGCTATCTATTTGATATTAATGCTATAAAGTTTCACATTTATTTTTCAAAAGACTTGCTTTTGTCAAAAAGACTTCTTATATTTGCATAAACTTTAAATAAAAATAGTAAAATGGACAATATTCAAGAATTATTCTTCTCTATTCCAGGGTTAATTATGTTAGGATCTATCTTAAGTGGATGGGTTACTACAAAATTAGCTACAAATATGACTTCTATTATGAAAAAACTAGTTTCAATAGTTTCAATAGGAGCTATTTGTGCAATTGGAGCAGTAAAAGAATTAGGATTTTTTGCAAATACAAGTACTCTTTATGATGTAATTGCATCTGTTGGTATTATAGGTATAACTCAAGGATTATATGATATAGGAGCTCTAAACTCCATATTAGCTCTTTTCTTTGCCAAGAAATAAAGATTAATTAAAGAATTAAAGTAAAAACCAAGTCTATCATAGATATATATCTTTACCCTTTATATATCTATCTTTCTCCTTAAAATGATATAGAATACAGGACAGAAAGGGACGTTTTAAAGTAGCCTCCTAAGTGGTGATGGTGAAACAAGATTCTCTTTGATAGCAAAGAAGATAAGTACAGACAGGACTACAGCCAGTGAGCAAGGGGAATAGTAGAACTGGGGGCACTCCGCACAAAAGGAAACATACCAACTGTCTCAGATTGTCTTTAAAGAAGAAAAAAAGAAAAGGTGAGAGCCCTTTAGGGAGCACTTGTACAGTTTTTAAAATCTAAGATTATGACCAAATCAGAGAAGATTAAGATAAATTCTGACAAAATCAAAGAAAAGGAATTCTTAAAGAAGATGAGTCAATGGATTAAAAAAATGCAGGAAATGGATAAGTATATCAATTATAACAAGATATATGGTCCAATTAAAAAAGAAACAAACAATAAACAATAATAACCAAATATGAATATACATATACATCACCATTATAGTGATAAACTTAATTCAGCTTTGGATTATATCATTCATTTAATAAAAACAAACAATTTAAAACTAACAGAAATGTCACAAGAATTAGACAATTTAACACAAGAAGTATCAGAAGAAGTAACAGTAATGGCTTCTGCAGTGGTTTTAATCAATGGATTAGCAACTCAGGTAGCTGAAATTAAAGCTCAACTAGCTGCTCAGGGTATTGATAATACAAAACTTAATGATCTATCTCAAAGTTTAAATACTTCAGGAGATGCATTGGCTGCTGCAGTACAAGCTAATACTCCAAGTGCTTAATTAAAGAGTTATGAATTCAGAGTATTATACACCAAAGGTAGAAGAGTTTCATGTAGGTATAACATTCCAGGAGAACTGGAGCTCAGAAGGAAAGTCATGGCAGGAAGTAAAAATTACAAATGCAAAAGAACTTGCATATTGGATGGATACATATGCCTTTGATTCTTCCCCAGAGAATTATAGAATTAAAAGAATAAAAGAAAAAGTATGAAATCCAAGAGATATAAGATACCCATAGAGATCTATGATTGTACCTTGTATCTTATCTTGACTTCAGATGTTAATAAAACAAAGAATAACCTTATTAAATCTAAAGACTGGGATTCAACAGAAGAAGTAAAAAATGGAGAAGCAAGAGCCTGGTTTTTCTATGATTATCCAGAAGATGATATAGGGAACTACTATATAATACTTCCACTGGATGCTTCTCCTGCATTAATAGGACATGAGGTATCTCATCTGGCACTAAAAGTTCTGGATTCATGTGGAGTGGATTATGTAGGTTCTGGAGAGTCTTTAGCTTACTTAACAGAATTGTTAATAGATAAGATTTGGAATAAAGTTCAAAACTTTGGAAAATGAAAATATATGAAGTAGACTGGATAGATAGAGAAGAGGACGAATTAAGATTATTATTACCTGAAGGAAGATATGAAATAGGAGATTATCCTAATACAATTTCAACAGGAAAAGAAGGAGTAATAACATATATTACTTTATGTAAGAATGGATTGAAACACATAATAGAAAGATCAGTGAGGAAAGATAGTGGAAATTCAGATAAAAACAAATCAAAGGGATTTATTTTATAATCTCTTAACATATTTAAATCCTATTATACCATTAAAGGAAACAGATAGAAAAGTTCTTTCTGCTTTCCTGACTTTGCATTATAAGTACAGGGCTTATCCTTTAAAAACATTAAATGATCTTCTTTTTTCAGAGGATATAAAAATAGACATGGCTAAAAGGTTAAACCTTACTTATTCACAGTACTCTAAAGCCTTTAAACATTTGGAAGATAAAGGATTAATTATAAATAATTCATTACATCCTAATTTAACTAAATACCCAAAAGACGGTAATTTCAAATTGAATATATCTTTTAAAGTAGAAGAATGGAAGAAATAATAGAATTATTGCATAAGAAGTATAATTTACCAAAAGCAGCTATAAGAGCCATATGTGAATCACCATTTAAGTTTGTAACAGAAAATATGAGACAAAGGACCCTTAAGACTATTCAACTTAAATTCTTTGGCAAATATGCAATACATAGATTAAAGAGAGAGAGATATTCAAAAGAACTAGAGAGATTAAAGATTCAAGATGCAGAAAGAGACGCTAGGAGGCAAACTCCAAGAGATATACCAAGGTTGGAAAAACCTCGTATTCAAAGATCCAGAGATAGAGAAGTTAGCTAAAGCCAGATTAGAGATATGTGTTAACTGTCCCTTTATGAGCCAATATCCAAATGAAATGAAAATGTTAAGCACATGTACTTTATGTGGATGTGTAATGGAAGCAAAAACAAGAAATCCACAATCAGTATGTCCTAAAGATAAATGGTAATGTATATAGAAATTATAACTAAAGTAAATCTTCATAAAGAAGTAAAGGGAGGATCTAAGCTTATTAAGAAAAATGTAAAGGTAAAACAATACATAGATACTGAAGATATAAAAAATCCCAGTGAAGTTCTGGATTCAAAGGGAAATGTAATAAAAGGAAAATGTTCTGTTAAGATCAAGGACATAGGAGAGATATGGACTATAATAAAGTAAAAGAAATATTAAAAGAAAATAAAACAGATAGAACAATTATAAAAGGATTTATAAGATAGAAAGATGGAAAGAAAATTAGAAGTAAAAGATTTAAGTTCAGAAATTACACCAACTCTAAACAGGGTTTTTGTAAAGTTAATTAAAGAATCAGACGAGTATTTTAGTGGATTAAAAAAGACAGATGCTAATACTGCAGTAGAACCATATGTATTGGTACTAAAAGTAGGAGAATCAGTTAAGAGTACACAAGCAGGAGATTATGCTTTGACAAGAATGAATATGACCTTTGATGCTTTTAAAATGGGAAATGATAATTATTCTATTATCAATGAACATGACATAATTGCAGTAATATCAAAAGAAGTAGCTACTCATATGAGTAATGAGAGAATATCTCAGGCTGGTAGAAAAGAGTTAAATATAGTAAACTAAACTAAACTAAATGAAGCTTCAGTTTGAAACAAGAAATGTACAAAATGATAGAGGTTTTCAGAAGATAACTTTTATTGCAAAAAAGGAAGATAATCCTCATATAGAAAATTTTATACCAAATGTAAAATTACAATTGTTTCTACCAGGATTAGATTCTCTTACTATTTCAAACTCTTTAATGGCTTCTATTGTATTAAATATAACCAACTCAGATATTCTTGGTTATTTAGATGTAACAAAGAATTATATGATTGAAATAACTGAAGTAGTTCCTCCTGGAGAAAGTACTCCAGATCCAAATCCTGGTGGACCAGATCCAAATCCTATTGTAGATCCTGTATATACTCCACCACCAATAAAACCTTAAAACCCTTAGAATGAAAAAAACAAAATTACAAGTATTAATTCCTTTACTTAAAAAAGATTTAATAACAGAAGAAGAGTTTGAAACTCTAATACAGAAAGATATTCAATATATATATCAACCATGGTATACTAATACATATCCTGCTATTTCAAATCCTCCTTATACATTAACTACTTCACATACTGGAGATGTTGTACTGGGCTCTAATACTACTTATACTTCAGAGAACTAATGAATCTATTTGAATTAGGAAAAGGAAATACAGTAATTATAAAACCAGCTACATTACTAATAAAAGAGTTTAAAGATATAGTACAGCGAGACTCTGATTCAAAAAAACCAGAGGCTATTAAAGAATTAGCCTATGTATATTTTACAGCAGATTATAAATCTGTATACCTTTCATATGCTTCAGATGAAAGAGAGTCTGTAATAATAGAGGATATTTTTGGAACAAAAAGCAAATGGACTCCAGATGAAGTAGTGAAAAGAGCTGTTGATAAATATAGAAAGCTTCAGGAAACTCCAAGTATAAGACTTGTACAAAGTGCTCATGAAGCAATAGAAGAGTTAATTAATTATTATAAAGCAGTAGATTCAGCAGCTACTGATAGAATGGGAAGATTTAAATATGATATGACTAAAGTAACAAAGTCAATAGGAGATCTTTCTAAAGTAGCTGAATCATTAGATAAACTGGAAATAAAAATAAAAAGAGAATTACAAGAGTCTGTAAAAGCAAGAGGAGGAGAATTATCTTCTCTTTATGAAGATACAGACTTTTAAAGACTTGCGAGGTAGTTCAGTGGTAGAACGATGGACTCATAATCCATAAGTCAAAGGTTCGACTCCTTTCCTCGCTACAAAGATTATGTTAAGAACAGATTGTTTTAGAGAGGCAGCATTACATTTTAAAGAGCATGAAGTATATACTAAAGCTCCCGAAGGATCAAGAACCTATGTAAATTTCTGGAAACAGGAAACAGACAGATGTTTAAATGGATTCCATGCTGGACATGATTTTATTTCAGGATATAACTATTTTTATTTAAACTATTCTCCTATCTATCTTGTTAACCCTCTTCCTGATGAAAAAGGAAATATTATAGTTAATGAAGATGGTACAGTAAGAGGAGAAAGAATTCAGGATTTTGCAAGATTCTGGGATGGAGATCAAAAGTATTTCTACTATATTGATGAAGCAGAAAATGCAAGGAAGCATGGTGTGGTACTTAAAGCAAGAGGTAAAGGATTCTCATTTAAAGGAGGATCTAAACTTAATAGAAATTTTTTCTTAATCCCAGGTTCTAAATCTTTTGCATTAGCCTCAAGTAAGGAATACTTACTTAAAGATGGACTTCTTACCAAAGCATGGGAAATGATGGATTTCATCAATGAACATACTGCTTGGAGAAAAAGAAGACAAGTCAAGGATACAGATCTTCATAAAAGAGCTTCTTATAAAGCTACAGTAAATGGTAAGCCAGTAGAAAAAGGATATAAATCTGAAATCATTGGAGTTACCTTAATGAATAACCCAAACAGAGCCAGAGGTAAAAGAGGAAAGCTTTTACTCTTTGAAGAGTTTGGATCTTTCATAGGAGGATTACAGGCATGGCAGGTTGCCAGACCTTCTGTTGAGCAAGGAGGAACAGTCTTTGGATTGATGGTAGGATATGGTACTGGTGGAGAAGAAGGATCAGCATTTGAAGGTATGCAGGAAATTTTTGAAAATCCAAAGGGATATAATGTTCTTGCAGTAAACAATGAATGGGATGAAGGAATGGATCACAAACAATGTGGATTCTTTGTTCCAGATTACATGAATAAAGAGGGATTCATGACTTCAGATGGATACTCCATGATTCCAGAAGCTAAGAAAGCCTGTGAAAGAGAAAGAATCATAGTATCTGAAAATACCAAAGACAGACATGCTTTAAAAAGATATATAGCAGAACACTGTAATACTCCAAGAGAGGCAATGATGAAACTCTCTGGAAATATATTTCCATCTCAGGATTTATTAGGAGTTCTTTCAAGACTGGAATTAGATAAGAAATACGAAGATTCCTTTTATAAAGGAAGAATGATTATAAATGAAAATGGAGAAATAGATTTTCAGGAAGATAAAAAACTAAAAATCATTACTCAATTCCCTTGCAGAGAAAGCAATCCAGATGCTCCATGTATAATGTATGAAGCACCTGTAAAGAATTCAGATGATACAATACCTTTTGGAATATATATAGCTGGTATTGATCCATATGATTTTGATACATCTTCATCTGGTTCTTTAGGCTCTATGTTTATTATAAACAAATTGACTAATAGATTAGTATTTGAATATACGGCAAGACCTGAAACAGCCAAGACTTTCTATGAACAATGCAGAAGAGCTCTTATGTATTACAATGCAAGAGCCTTATATGAAAATGAAAAGAAAGGAATCTTTGACTATTTTGAATCTCAGGCATCTTTATATCTTCTTTGTGACGAACCAACTCTAATAGCTGATATATTAAAGAAACCAGGATCTTCAAGAAAGTTAGGTCTTAAAATGCCAGAACAGATTAAAAGATATGGAGAAGGATTAATATATCAATGGTTAATCAGAGATTATGATGCTGAAAAGAATATAAAGAATTACCATAAGATACGAAGTATGGGATTACTAAAAGAGTTAACCATGTATTCAGATGATACAAACTGTGATAGAGTAATGGCTCTAATGTGTATAATGTATCAATTAGAAGAAGACAGAAGATTAATACCAAATACAGACGATAGACCAAAATATATTCCAACAAGTAAAAAAGATTTTTTTAATAGACCTTTGTTTAAAAGAAATTATATAAATAATTTAAGTAAATCCTAATGGCTACAGATGCAATAAGTCAAACATATTTTCCTGCACAAAAGAAAGCTTCCAAAGAAAAAGATGAATTCTGGAGGCACAACTGTGTTGATTCAGTAATTAATGTATGCTATGCATATGGAAGAACCAGAAGATCTGAAATGAGAAACAAACTCAGGAACTATGGTCTTTTCAATAATAAAATAGATAAAGCAGATTTTGATTATGTACTTAATCCTTTTAGTTTAAGTAAAGATCAATTAAAGAATTTTGCATTTCCTGCATCTTTACAACCTTATGACATTATATCTCCTTATTTTCAACTCTTACTTGGAGAAGAATCAAAAAGATTATTCCAGCCTATTGTAATAGCTATTAATGATGATGCTATTTCAGAAAAGCAATCAAAGAAAAAAGAAGAGATAATTTCAACTCTTGAAGAAATGTTAATGGCTGGAGTAAATCCAGAGTCAGTAGATCCAGAGAATCCTCCTACTTTTGAACAAGTAGAAAAATATAAGAACTATACTCCTAAGATGATGAGAGAAAGTACAGCCTCTCATTTATTAAATCATTATTTCAGATCTGAAAATCTAGGTAAGAAATTCAATGATTGTTTTAAAGATGTACTTTTAGCTGCAGAAGAGATAATTCGGGTAGATAAAGTAGGAGATGGTCCAAAAGCAACAAGAGTAAATCCTGTAGAAATATGGTTTCAACTAAATAATAATTCAGATATATTAGATGATGCTGAAAAGATTTATGAAAGAAATCAAATGACTGCATCTGAGATTATAGATGAATTCTATGAATATTTAACACCAGCTCAAATTGATGAAATAGAAAAATATGGTGTAGGTTCTAATGGATTATATAATTTTGGAGACATGCCTTTCTTAATACCAGAGGTAGACTCTATATATCAGTTTGAATCTAACTGGACTCAAAGAGGTATTCCAGTACATAGAGTACGTTGGAAGTCTTATAAGAAAATGGGATCATGGCATTTTATAGATCCAAGTGGTACTCCTCAGGAAGTCTTGGTTGAAGAAACATTTAGAGCTCCAAAAGGAGATACAATAGAATGGTTCTGGATTTCTGAATACTGGGAAGGAATAAGAATAGGAGTAGACATGTATATAGATCCTATGATTCGTGTAAGAAAGCAACAGTTCAGAACTATGGATAACTTATCAGAATGTAAATCTGGTTATATAGGAACTGTATATAGTGCTACTAATGCAAGATCTGTATCTTTAATGGATAGGTTAGTAC